TGCCCACGCGCTCCGTGAGCACCGGATCGGCCGCGCCCTTCTCCTTGAGAGCCTTGAGCTCCGCATCCACCGCCTCGCGGTGCTCCTTGGCCGTGCGCTGGAGATCATCCAGGGCGGCCTTGATTTCGGTGGTGCCGTCGCCGTTGCCGCCGGTGGCACCCTTGCGCTCCAGCATCGGGCCGGTGATCCCGTCGCGGCGGAGGGCGTCAATCGTGTGCTTGCTCATTTTGCCATTCCCTTCATGTTGGCAGAGGTTTCGCGGATCATCTCCGCAATGGATTTGCCGCTTTCACCGCCCTCCCGGCGTGATCCAAGCCGCTTTGTTGCGCCCTCAAAGCCGTGGATTGCCACCAGCTTTGCGAACGCGCCGGGCGCACCTCCCTCACGGAGTATGCGCTCAACATCGGTGATGGTGAGATCGTTTTTCACCGCATCAACGGTGGCCATCTCATTCATCGGAAAGGTGACGATAGAGCCCTCCCAAAGATCAAGGTCAAGGAGCTTTCGCACCCCTTGCTCCTCATCCCATTGGGCTTTGATCGTGCGATAGCCGATGCTCATGGCATCAAGCGCGCCCTCGCGCATGAGGGCGAGGGTTTCGGTGGCGAGCTGGACGGTGCCCGCAAAGAGCTTGCCGCGCACCTTGAGGCCGCGATCATCCTCATCCATGGAGAGCCACTTGCCGATCACCTTGCGGGTGTCATGATCGCGGAGGAGCTTGATGGAGGAGAGCTTGCGCTCCTTGAGCGTGCGGCGGAACGCGCCGGGCATCACCATATCCATGCCGCGATCCACGTTGCCAAAGGTGGAGAGATAGCCCTCAAATTCGCCATCCTCCGCCACCGCCTTGAGATCAAGCGGCACCGCTCCGGCCTTGGTGTCCACCGCCGGATCGCTCTTGAGCTGGAATTTGGTGCCGTTCATTCGCCCGCCTCAAACTAGAAAACCGTGAGGCGATATAGCGGCAAATGGCGCTGATCAGCAAGCGCGAGTGAGATAGGCTCCCCATTGCGATCCCATCGCGGCCGCTATGCCCGGATAGGTGGCGCTGCGCTCAAGCCACCGACCCTCGCCCGGTGAAAGGTTGTTTTGCCCGGCGTCGGTTTGATTGCTCCAGCGCCCCACAATCGGATCACCAAGGAGATCGGTGCCGTGGGCCGGATGCGCGCGAGGCTTCGCAAATGCCGTGGGCCGGATGCGTGGGAGGCGATCCAGCCAAAGCCCGGTGGCCTTGCTGGCATCGTCTCCGAATTGGTGAGGGTGGATTGTCTGATCAGGCGAGCGGATCGCGGTGCCGATGAATGAGCGCGCCGGGTTCTCAATCGCCTTGGGATAGGGAAGGGCGAGGAGCTCGCGGAAATTCTCCACCTCGCGCTCCCTCGCCTCGCGGCGTGCGGCTCCGGTGAGCGTGCCCGGTTTGGGCCGTTGGTGATAGCCCACGCCGGGATAGCGCGCGAAATCGGGATCATTGAACGCCCACGCGGCGCTCACCGTGAGATAGGTGCACATCGGGTGAAAGAGCCCGCCATCCCACCGAATCCCGCGCCACCTCCCACACATCGCATTGGAGGTGCCGATCCGGGCGGCCGCGAGAGGGGAGGAGATCGCACGTCCAAGCCTCCACCCCGGCGGCCTCAAAGGCGGCGAGGGTGAGAGGGCAGGCGGAATAGGCGATCAGAAAGCGCGGCTTCACGCGGCGCGGAGCTCCGGCACCGGCTCCATGCGGAGGAGGTGATCCATGGAATAGGCAAAGCCGAGCACGCCAGCATCCCGCACATCGGGATAGCGGTTGCGGGCTTGGTGGCTCCAATCATTTGCGATCCGGAGAGCGCCAAGCTCCGTGGTGTAACCGATCACGCGCTCACCGATCACGCGCACATCCACCGGCGCACCGGCGGCATTGCCCCACATCCGCGTGAGGTTGGTGATCATCTCCAGCTCCGCTTGCAAATTGGCGATCCGGAGAGGGCGGCCGGTGGCCTTGTCAATCATCGTCATGGGTTTCAGCTCCCTTGTTGAGGAGCTCTCATTGCCACATAATAATGTGGCTTGCAATCCCTATCGGATCACCTCGCCGCCGATCACCGGATGATGGAGGATCGCGCACCGGCAATTGATGATTTCCTCGGCCGGGCCGGAGGGATCGCCCGGCACCATGAGCCGCGCATCGCCCACCACGAAAGGCTCATCAAGCGGCACCTCATCACCATCCGCCTCCGCGTGGCTTGGCCGCGTGCGGCTATCCTCCGTGCTCGCCCACTCCTTGATCATCTCCAGGCCGGTGGATCGGGCGGCCTCATCCGCGCCGATAGTGGAGGCGGTGTGCATCTCCGTGCGCGCGATCCGGGCCGCGCTGGATGCGGAGAGCGTGCGGCCGATGCGCTCGCGGATCAGCTTCACGGTGCCCGCCTCGCCGGTGCCGTCGCCAAAGCTCTCCACCAGCACGGAGCGCACCGCCTCCTTGAGCGTGCCCATCACGGAGGTGGCGCGCTGGAGAGCGTGGAGCCGCACCCACTGGAGGATGGTGCCCTCAAACACCTCGCGGGCATCCTTAAGCTCCATGCCCACCTCATCGCGGCCGCGCACCGGGCCGGTGCCAGGCGCGAGCCCGGCATAGTAGCTCTTGGGGAGGTTGGCCGTGATGCGATCCAGCGTGCGGCCGCCAAAGATCAGCGCGGTTTGATGGAGGCGCTTCTCCAGCACGGCGGCCATGGCCGGGCGGTGCTGATCCACGATCTGGAGCATGGCCTCCACGTCGCCATAGGTGAGCCGGTTGGCGAGATCATCGGCCATCGCCCGGATCACCTTGGCCACATCGCGCTCCGCGAGAGCCTCTTGCCGCACAAGGAGCCGGTTTTGCTTGAGGAGCTCACGTTGCCGCCGGGTGCTCACCGATCCTCTCCCTTGTCGAGCGAGCGAGCGGCCGCGTGCATGATGCCGATGTGATCAGGCTTGAACTTGAGCGAGGCGCGCACCGTCTTGCCGGAGCGGCGGCCACCCATCTCCACGCTCACCCGGCCCACCGTCACACCGTGGAGGCGCACCTCATCACTCGCCATTGGGAGCGGCACCGCCGGGCGTGAAGCCCACCTCATCAAGCGGCATCATCGCGCCGCCCACCAAGATCGTGCCGCCGGGAGTGTCGGTTGGCTTATAGGGGCCATAGCCCACCGCCTCGCGCTTCTCATCGGTGGTGATGAAATCAGCCTTTTGCACGCGATCCCAAATGGCGGAGCGGCGCGGCGAGAGTGCCTCAATCGCGTCCACATCATAGCCGATCCGGAGGCCGTCATAGGTGGGCTGCACCCAATTGGAGATCGCCTCGCAAACCTTGTCCACCAGCGGGAGCACCGTCTCCTCATAGAGCGCGGCGCGCGCCTCCTGATAGTTGGAATAGGTGTTATCGCCGGGGATGCCCAAGAGCATCGGCGGCACGCCAAAGGCGAGCGCGATTTCCCGCGCGGCCTCGCGCTTGCCGCTCACAAATTCCAAATCCTTGGGGCTCATGCCCATGGGTTGCCATTTGAGGCCGCCCTCCAAGAGCATCGGCCGCCCGGCATTGGCCGCCCCGGTGTGCTTTTCGTCCAATTGGGTTTTGAGCCGGGCAAACTGATCATCGGAGAGCGAGCCATCGCTATCCTCGCCGCCTTCAAACACCAGCGCGCCGGAGGGCGATGCGGAGTTGTCCAAGAGCGCCTTGTTGTAACCGCCCGCCGCGTTGTGCACGTCAATGGCAAAGGCGGCCGCCTCCACCGGGCTCATGCCGCTCCAATCATCCAGCGGGTGAAATTCCTTGATGTGGAGGATCGGCATTTGCTGATCCGGGAGGAGGTCCACATCAAAGCGATGCTTGGTGGTGCCGTCCACGGAATACTCCCACGCCATGGGATAGCCGCGCCGCCCGGCGATGGCCTTCATGCGATCCGGCCGGAGAGCGTAGAGCTCGCGAATGTCGCCATCCAGCTCCACCGCCTCCAAGAAGCCATCGCCCGCGAGCTTGAAATAGGAGATCAGGGCATCCACCAGCTCCGGCCCGGATTGCCACGGATTGGGCCGCGAGAGCACCTTGAGGAAAGGGTGCTCCGAAAGCTCCGCATCGCCCTCATAGGCGAGGAGCTTCACGGCCGCCGCGCTCTCCGCGATCATGCGGATGCACCGATAGGCCACCACGTTTTGGGAATAGCCCTCCTTGGCGAAGGCCCGATAATTGCGCGAGCTCCAGACGGGTTGCCCCACCCGGCGCATGGCCACCATCGGCCCCACGGCGCTATCCTTGCGGCCAAGAATTGCCCGGCCAACGCGATCCATCCACCCCATGCTCACAATCTCCTAACGCCAGGCTCGCGCTTGCTCTTACCGGAAAGCTCCGTGATCGCCCACACCAAAGCATCCGCCCTATCCGGCGAGCCCTCTCCGATGAAGCCCTTGGAGGTCATGGCGCACATCTGATCCTCCAAGTCTGGATGGGTGCCCACGTGGCTGATCTTGCCCTCCTCATAGAGGGCGGAGATCGGCTCCGCGCGAGCGATCTTGCCACGGCTTGCCCGCACCTCCTTGAAGGGCACGGAGGCATCCACGCTCTTGATC